CATCTGTTCGTCAGATGTTGCTTCTGCTCTTCAAATGGCTGGCGTTCTTGATTACGCTCCTGCGCTTAACTCTAACAATCTACAAGTTGATGACACCGGCAACACCTTTGCTGGTATCCTTAACGGTCGCATCCGCGTCTATGTAGATCCTTATGCTGGTGGTCAGTATATGACTGTTGGTTACAAGGGCGCTTCTGCCTTTGATGCTGGTCTCTTCTACTGCCCTTACGTTCCTCTACAAATGGTTCGTGCGGTTGGTCAAGATTCCTTCCAGCCTAAGATCGGCTTTAAGACACGTTACGGCGTTGTTGCTAATCCGTTCTCACGTGGTGCTAATGGTTCTGACGGTACACTCGTCCAGAACGTCAACGTTTACTATCGCAGAGTGTTGGTCAACAACATTCTATAATAGAACAAACTGGGGAGAGATCGAAAGGTCTCTCCCGCTTTTTGATACTAAAAACCCACCAGAATTGCTTCTGGTGGGTTTTCTGTTTTAAGTTGTATTACCTTTTATTGTTAATATTATTATATGGTGATATCACCATATACACATCATAACATAACATTATACTAAAGTCAAGCACTTTTTTACTATTATAGGTCCTATGTTATATTTTTTTTGGTTAATTAGCCACTAACAGTATCTCGTAATTCACAGCTGTTTTTCCAGAACCAGATTCTATGGTAACATACATGTCAGTTTTTTCAGGTAATACCATTGGAAATGGAAAGTCATAGATATAAGTGCTGTTGTCTACAATAGCCACATGGACCACCATAAATGCTTTACCAAAGTAACGAGCCATAAAGTTTACCACTGTGGCTGCTGTTGACGAAGCATCACCTTTAAATAGATATCCAGTATAACCTGCGGGGATAGTATATGTTCCTGCTCTTGCCGACCCTCTACCTGCTGATATTTTAGAAACTATAGTACCAGTTCCTGATGTTACATGGACGGTGATATCGCCCACGTTAGTTTCTGTGCCGTTACATGATATGTTATGGACACGCAAGAACTGTTTAGTTGATGCTACTGCTGTTCTTGAGTCTGAAGCATTTAATGTTACTACTTCAGTTTGATTATTATAATTTAAATCTAATCCGTCGATGAGAAATGACATATTTCTATCCGTAGCATTATTAGTTGAGCTTTTCAAATACAAAGTTTGTGCTGTAACTAAACTGCTCCATGGATATGCAGTGCCGCCTGACCATACAGCATCACCTGCTGATGTAGTGGGGTTGTATCCTGTGACCTGTTCTACGGTATGTCCTGCGATCAATCCTTGTGCTACCTGCATAGACCATAACTTGCCTTGAGCACTACCACCAACAGTTGTTACACTACCAGAAATATATATTGGATTGCCAACGTCATTTTTGATCTCAATTTCTGGTAATGTTGTGATACCAGCAATGTTACCAGAGATAGCAACATTGCCAGAAGTAACGACTACATTACCAGACACATTAGCATTTAAATTTCCAGAAGTAATAATAACATTACCGCTGACTGGCACATAAGGAACAGCAAGAATTCCGCTAGTGCCTACCTCTGTAATGTGTGTATGGACAGGATTTTCTGGAGTACTAGAAACTTCTACAGTCGTGCCGATATTGACACTGCCTGAAATAGTAATATTCTCAGAACCTAGAGTAACTGGAAACGGATTTGTGTTTGATACAGGATTGCCATCCTTTGTAGCAATCTGATTAACTTCAAAAAGTGTTTTTGCTTGTGATTGGAATGAACCATTCGCCGTATTAAATTGAGCCATTATCTACTTCTTTGCTGTTTGATCCATTGTTTAGCAACTGGATTATGTAGTGGTTTTCTGATCCATTTAGCAACCTTCTTATAAGCTGACATAGTTGCGCCATCAGAAGCACCAACACTATTATCAACAATAAGCATATATTTACCAAATATATTTTGGAACTTGCCTAGATTATTTTGAACTTCTTTCCACATTGACTTTACAGTATTATTTGGGAGAGTTCTTTCACGTTGTTTATTTCTTAGCAATGCAGTTTCTACATCTGTGTTTACAAACAGCATCATAGTATCATAACCAAGCTTCTCGAGTTCTGCCTTTTGAGCAGCGATCTTTTCAAAATCTTTACCAGTACCATCAATAACAAGACCAAGCTTTCCACCAAGAGCAAGTCTCTGTCTTGATGCAGTGATCTTCTTGGCTTTGTTTCTTAGTTGCTGACCCTTCTCAGAATATATATTCTCAGGGCTGGCAGTCATTTGCGCCTTGTGCAGAGCATGCTCAAAGTCTGTGTCAGAATTGATTAGCTTTAGTCCGAATGATGTTAGAGCAGTTTTACCAACAATGAAAGACTTACCAGATCCTGGACCACCAGCCATAAAGACAGCCTTGAAGATCGAAGGATCATTTACACCTTCATTGAGCCATGCTCTAAATGATGCCATACCTTCATTGATTCCCATTCCCTTACGAACATCATGATACATATCTTCTTTATGCTGGTCTGACATATGTGAAGGAGCCATTTTCTTAAAAGCTTCTAGATTACCAGATGTGGCATGTTTACGCATGGCTGTGCCTGAAGCGGATTCAACACCCTCTCCGTCATCCTTACGCTCGCCGCCAACAGGCTTTATAGTTATCTTTTTAAAATTATAATAACCATGCTTGCCTTCTTTGCCATTATATGTGTTAAGAAGCTTGCTGAATTCAGCGACTCTATCTGAACCAACATGAACAGTAAGATGCGTAACACCCTTCTTATGAAGGTTAGAAGCATGGTTCAACATGGTTGGAGCTTCTTTGGTAGCAACTTCTATGTTAGCTTTAGGAAAGGCTCTCTTAGCATGTTTCAGCTTTTGCTCTGGTGTAAGAGGATTCTTTTTAGCATCATTACTACGGGATAGAATGACAGTATGTCCACCCTTATCCTTAGCAGCATCTGACGTGATCTGATTGATAACAGCCTCATGACCCTTAGTAACAGGGTTCAATCTGCCGAATGTGATATGGTGAGATACGTCAGTCATTATGCATTTCCTTTCTGAGCTTTAAGGAATGCGCTTCTTTGACGATTAGCCTTAGCAAATCCTTCTCTATCTACAACCTTTAGTCCCTTAGCAACATAACCTTCGCCACCAGCCTTTTCTCCGCCGATGCTTGTCTCGTAACCGCCATGAGCAGTTTTATCTAGTCCACGAGCAAGATGATTAGTAGCCTGTTGTAGGTGATGATGAATATCGAACGATCTTTTGAAAGCTGCTTGGTTCCTATCAATATGCGCCATAGCTGCAGCCTTCTCGGCTTCTTTAGCAGCCTTGGTCTTGGCCATCTTTACAGCTGCGATCTTCTTATCATGAGCAGCCGCCAGATGCGCTCTATAACCTGCTACAGTCGGACGCTCGCCGCTATCCACAGTCGAGTTAACATAAGTACGCATAGGAATCTCATGACCAGCAAGATGCTCGTATGTATGACCTTGCATTAATGTCTTAGCAGCCTTGAGATGATGCGCAACACGCTTCTTGGTCTCAGAGTCAACATTAGCTTCATCTTTGCCGACTGTATGAGAAACAAGATGCACATCCTTATGTGATCCGAACTCTGAAGGATCAGCGATAGGTTCAGCAGTTCTTTCTGGACCCTTTAGTTCGGAATGGATCACAGTGCTTACTTTAGATTTAGCAAGCTTCGTTCCTTCTTTTGACATCAAAGGTGCTTCATATTTGATCGTATTTGGAGTATGACCGATCTTTCCAGCAGAAACTGTTCTGGTCTCTGGTGTACTCATGAAGCCGCCCTGATATTCACCAGGACGGCTCGGTAGAACTTTGTGCACGTGCTTTAGCAGTGCTTTTAATGGAGCAGCAAGATAAGGTTTATGTCCATGCTGAGAATCAATATCAGCATCAGAGAAATTGTAATGAGATCCTGGACCCTTATACTTAACTCCGACCTTACCTTCTGGAGTTTTAGTAATCTGATATGACATTTTGTCATCAATCTTGCGACTGATTGGAGTTCTACCAGCAGCCACACCCTTAATAGTTTTAAGAGCATGCTCGGCAGCATCCTTGCCATTAAATGTCATATCAGCGGGATGCTCAATATGCTGGATACCACCAGTATGAGAAACTTCTTCAGTAATAAATGTAGTAAATGAGAGCATCATATCATCCCTAATTGAATCTTTAAGATTATTTAGGTTAAGCAGATTCTCCCGTTACGATCTCATAAATGTCTTTCCAGCTTCTGACAGTCTGGATTGGATAAACACCAGCATAATCCATGTTATGCCTATGTTCCATAAGGAGAGAAGTCAAGCCAAGAGCAGCACCGACTTCGGCGTTTTCAACCTTATCTTCGACCCAGTACATTTCGCTACCTTCATAAGGTGCCAGAGCCTCGTCCTTATCAGCACCCGTATCGAGGCAGATAACGCTCTCAATAGCAGTACCGAAAAGTTTCTTCAGGTTCTTAGCCCGAAGCTTCTGAGCATGAGGATCAAGGCTCAGGCTGGTAATAACCCGAAACACAAAGCCATGTTCTTCATGAAGCCTCTTCACATAATGCATAGCATCACGATGAGGAGGAAGAAAGCCAATCGCAGCACTCTCGTTAAAGAGCTTAATCGACTTTCTAATTTCTACCTTTTCAACACCATAGCTTAGAGCCATGTCATAGCAGTCAGACCGAACTTTTTTATGCCCTCGGGCTTCCATCCAACAATCAAAAGCGAACTCCCAGTTTAAGAGAACGCCATCCGCATCAGTTAATATCATCTTTTCCATAATACCATTATACCTTATTGCTCGGAAAAAGCAAGTACTATTTTCATTTTAATGCTAAAATATCAGCCTCAGATACATTACCAAAAACTGTGATAAAATCTTCAGCTTTATCTAGAGAATAAGGGGATTTTGTAAGACTTTTTGCATTAAGTCTGCCTTGTGCTCGAATATTACCAGAAGCGACGGGAACATGAAGTTTAGAGTCCATAGTTGAACCTGCTCGTCCAAGCCTCAATTCAATTTGCATTGTAGCTTTAAGCTGCGGGATCGGTAATTTTAAAGGATTGCTGTGAAGATAATAAAATCCTAACCCACCAATTTGAATATAATAACATCCCTTCTTTTTATAATGATCATATAAAAATTGAGTAGGAACTTCTATCTTAGCATTAAGCGGAACTAGCAATCTATTTTTTGTCATATCCTCCCAAACTGCTTTGGTAGTTTTAAGAGGAAGTCCAGTCATATTTTCAGTTAAACTTACTGGGCTATTTTTTTTAGAATATGTTAATAATGTATTTAAAGATGTTTTTTTCTTATTTAATTCTTCAAGAAGTTTCTTATTAATATCAGCATCAATTACAGTTTTAGCAGATAATGTGAAGATACCAGTTTTCTCATTATAATTATAAGACCCACCACCCATTTGTGCGCCTTTATCCATTTTGATTTCGACAGCTATTTGTTTATTTTTATATAGAAGTATAAGATCAACTTCAGCTGCAGAAAATCCAGCCGTAGAAGGTTTGATCTTATACGGCGTTTCTTTTATTTTTGAATTGATGGCTCTTAGAACTTTATCTTCATATTCTAGTCCGCCTGTACCCGTAGACATTATATTATTCCTTCTTTAAGAATATTTATAAAATCCAGCTAGGAGCCTCTCGCTTTTTCCAAGAATGCATCCTCGCCTTTCCTACCTTATAGTAGTTGCGATAATTGTCAATAACATTCTCAGAAATAATATAATCTTTATCCATACATGATGGCATGGGAGTCATATCCCATTCTTCAAGGTTCAGAGGTGGTGACTGAATGAGATAAGCCAACTTACCCATAGTAGCATGATACTTCCCATAACGATAAGTATACTCATCACTAAGAGCGAAAAGGTGATCCACCAACCAATTATAATTTTCAACACTTTGCCGAGCCCATACAGCAGAAGGATGGTTAATATGAGTAGCACTATAGAAAACGTCATCTCGAGAATCTCCTAGGATCCAGCGTTTGGTCTTGCGACCCTTTTCATTTACACCCTCGACCAATGTTCCGTCAAGATACCGATGAGCAGTCGAAAGCAGCTGTGCTGTTTCAAGAATCATTTTCACAACATGCTTATCGACCATCCACTCGGCACATTGCCTAGGATCTTCATCCAAATAAAAGATATTCATCGATAAACTTTCATTGTCCCTTTGTAAACCTTTACGCCTGTACCATCATATTCCCACTCTCTTAGAGCAGGATCAGCATGAAATTCTCCAGTACCATAGTCAATGACATTGATAAACTCTAGCTTCTTTTCATCTTCCCAACCAGAAAGATAGGCATTATCTTCGTCGAATATTTCTAAGTATTCTTCGTCAGTAACTTCACGAACAGAACTGATAACTTCATCAATATGATGCTGAGAAAACTCCCTGAAGTTGTCATCAACTCCAAGCTTGCAAGTCAATTCATCCATAGCATGTTCCTTAGACTTTGCTTCGATAACATATCGAATGCGGAACATGCTAATTGTTTCGACAATATAATTCGTCATCACTTACTCCCAAAGTTTTTAAAAATAATAATCAATAGACAAACAGCAACACCAGCTGCTGATATAAAGAAAAGCATGTTACTCGCCAACACTATAATAAGCAATTATACGACGAGCAGACTTAATGTGCTTACGGATTATTTTCTTATCTAGTTCTGGTTCTACTTCAAAAATCCTAGGACATTC